TCGGTACATGCTGGACGAATTCCGTGGCGAGTATGACGCAGGGTACGTTTGTTTTGTACTGCGTCTTCCTTACAGCATGGAGAAGTACATTGAGCCTCGCTTGGCGGAGCTCAATGACAGTGCTCCTGAAGAGGAGTTTGTTGAAGCGTATGATGACCTGGAGGTGGCGGCATGATCCGTTTTTGGTTGGTGGATAAGGACGGTAATGTTGTATTCAACACCGTCGACAAGCAGGAAGCATATGAGTATCAGAACCGGCGTCGCCCAGACACGGTACTGAAGATGGTGCGTGTATGAAAGAAGCATTCTTAGACGCAGTTATGATGCTGTGTTGGTTTCAGTTTGTGCTACTTGTAGCATTTAGATTCTTTCACAACGTTCCGCATCCTGCATTTTTGCTTGCAACAGCATGCGCAGGCATTGGATTTGTACTACTGGTACGCAAGGTACGCAAAAGCATTTATGCATAGGTAGACAAAGCGGTAAATACAGCTAAAGGATTAGCTGATGCCGCGTTTGTCACTGTACAGCCCTCAAAGGCGTAACGATTACAAATTTTTAGATAGAACCATTGCCGAAATGTATCAAGTCGGCGGTGTTGACATGTATATTCACAAATATCTTGGACCAATTCCACACGGAGATGATTCAAGCAGTGAAAACAGTGGAACACAAGATGCAACACAACCTGCTTACAGCAGTGAAAATCCATTGTTTATTGAAGACCTGTTTTTGCTAGAAAACCGTGACAGAGCATACAGCCAAGACATTTACCAAATGCGAGGCGTGTACAACCAGCAAGATATTGATTTTGATCTTACACAATTTGGGTTGTTTTTAGCAAACGACACATTGTTTATTACGTTCCACTATAACAACATGATTGACACCATTGGTAGAAAACTTATGAGTGGTGATGTTTTAGAACTTCCAAACTTACGAGATTTTCATCCATTAGATGCAAGTATACCAAAGGCAATTCCAAAATACTACGTGATTCAAGATGGTGCGTTTGGCAGTGAAGGATTCAGTCAAACTTGGTTACCTCATCTATGGCGTGTAAAAGCAACTCCTTTAGTAGGTGCTCAAGAATACAATGACATTCTTAACAAGCCATTTGCAACGGATAATATATGGGATAATGGTAACTTCTATCCCAAGAATAGCATTGTGCTAGATGGTGCTACTTACTATCAAGCTCTTATTGACGTGCCAGTGGGCACTGAAATTACAAATACAACCTACTGGAGTGTGTATACTCCACTTAGCGAGCTAGCAACATTTGGCACAGTTACCAAAGATAGAGAACTTAACGATGCAATTATTACACAAGCAGAGTTTGAAGTTCCTGAAAGTGGTTACAACACACAAAAATTCTACATTCAACCAACCAACGAGGATGGCACACCAGCAGATCCTGCAGGTTATGATGCAAGTCAAACTGACATCACAGTTGATACAACAAATATTGATGTAGATCAACAACCAGTTAGTCCACGAGCAAATGGATACACAGTTGGTTACTTAACTGGAGATGGAATAGCACCCAATGGTTTAAATGTTACACCAGGTGTTAGTTTCCCATCAAATCCAGCAGAAGGAGATTTTGCATTGCGTTTAGACTACTTCCCAAATCGCTTGTTTAGATTCAATGGAGGACGTTGGGTGAAAATTGAAGACGATGTTAGAACTGATCTTACACACGGACCAGCTGACCAAACACAACGTAGTTTGTTTGTTAATAACACAAACGAAACTGCAACAGAGGATAGAGGCAATATACCTGAACGTCAAGCCTTGAGTAAGTTGCTTAAACCAGAGGCAGATAATTAATGACTCAACAGTTTTTCTATGATGATCAGATACGAAGATTCTTACTTCAATTTACAAGAGTATTTTCTGGGTTTCAGGTAGAATATGGTCGTGATGCAGAAGGCACAAAGACACTATATGGTGTGCCTGTACGTTACGGTGACAGTACTCGACAAGCACAAACTGTGTTGCAAAACAACAGTGCTAACAGTTTGCCAAGCACACCGTTGATTACATTTTATGTAACACAACTTGAATATGCTCGAGCAAGAATACAAGATCCAACCTTTGTTAATAAAACCAGTGTTAGACAACGAGTTTGGGATCCTGTAACTGAAAGTTATGAAACAACACAAGGAAATGCATTCACAATCGAGCGTTTAATGCCAGTGCCTTATGATTTAGAAGTCACTTGCGACATTTGGACTAGTAACACAAATCAAAAACTTCAACTGCTAGAACAAATTTTGACATTGTTTAATCCTAGTCTTGAACTGCAAAGCACAGACAACTTTTTAGATTGGACAAGTTTAAGTTACATTGAACTACGTCGTACAAATTGGTCGTCAAGAACAATCCCAATGGGTACAGACGATTCTATTGACATAGCAACACTGGTTTTCAGAATGCCAATTTGGATATCACCTCCTGCAAAAGTTAAGAAACTTGGCGTGGTACAAAAAATTGTTGCTAGTGTGTTTGATGCTCAAGGCGACTATAACAATGCGATATACGACAACGATCTTCTACTAGGTACAAGACAAAAATTTACTCCATTTGATTACAACGTTTTGTTGCTAGGTAACCAACTTCAGGTGCTTAAACCATCTGCTGTTGTACCTGGACTTGACGGTGTTGATGTACCTACACAACCATCAAGCAACTTGCTGTGGCACACTGTTATTGATTCATATGGTGAATTACGCAATGGTATTAGTCAGATTAGGTTAACTAATCAGTTTGATGACTCTGAAATTATAGGCACCGTGGCATACCATCCAAGCGATGATAGATTTTTGCTGTTTACTGTAGACGCAGATACTATCCCAACAAATACACTTGGTGCAATTACTGCTATTGTAGACCCATTGAGAAAAGGGCCTGGTGCTGGATTACCAGCGGCTGCTTCCGGACAAAGATATTTGTTTATTGAAGCAACCGGTACAGTTGATGATGGAAATGCTGAAGCATGGCGAGGTGTAGATGGACCAACAGGAACTCCATTGGTTGCAAAAGCAAATGATATTGTAGAATATGATGGGCAACGGTGGAATGTTGTTTTTGATAGTAGTAATCTAAGTGACACACAGTATGTTACAAACACAACCACTGGTTTACAGTATCGTTGGTCTGGAGGCGAGTGGTTAAAGAGCATTGATGGTGTATATGTTGGCGGTGAATGGAGTTTTGTTCCATGATCGACGCTGTAGGAGTTTGGTTTTACAGCGTTAAAACAGATAGATATCTTTACCTACTTCGTAACGATAAAAAGAATCCAAATACATGGGGATTAGCCGGCGGCAAATCTGAATCATCAGAAACATTGTATGATACCATACACAGAGAATGCAACGAAGAGCTTGGCTACTTTCCTGAATATATAAAACTCGTACCTATAGAAAAATACACAAGTCCTGATAACAAATTCTGTTATCATACATTTTTTTGTGTAGTTGCAGATGAATTCACGCCAAATTTAAATGAAGAACATGACGGTTATTGCTGGATCAAAAGTGGCATATGGCCAAAGCCTTTACACCCTGGACTTTATAGCACAGTAAAATTTGATGAAGTAATGAATAAAATACAGACAGTTCAGAACAATATCTAATCAGCAGCATCAAAGAAGAACATGTGCCATAGTCTTGCGTTTTCAGCATTGTATCCAAAGTAACCTTGAGCCGCGTGTATTTGCCCGCCATCAAAAAGCACTAGTCTGTTGAACACATTTGCGTACACATCCATTTGTTCATAAGGTGTTCCATCTATAAAACAATTTTGATCGAATGCATCCATTATATTAGGATCGCTTTTGTGATATACTTTGCTTTTCTTATGACGATATGTTCCTGTCCCGCACTCAGGAGGAGCATCGGGTGATAGATAAATCATACCAGCCCATCGCTGTAGGTCATTGTGCCAAACCAGTGGATCGCCGGCTTTGTTCCACTGAAATCTACCATTCATACCATACTCTTCCCATTTTATAATTGGCGATCCAAGTATTTCTTGGAAGGCTTCTTTGATTCCAGGAAACAAAAACTGCTCAGTGGTGCGTCTGCCGATGTAGTATTCGTTTTCTACAAACTCCTGCTGTAGTGCATACTCACGTACAGCCATGGGATCATAATAAAAGTTGTCCACAACAATAGCACGTTTGTTTTTCTTTTCGTAGTTTGGTGCAAAACGTAGGCTTTGTATCATACTCCGTACTCTTCACGTTCCTTTTGAATAAATGGGTGATCTAAACGCACAGCGTTCTCACAGTATTTACAAAGATCAAACACACTGTATGGCTTAGGTACAACGTCAACATAGTCTTGTTCGTACAAGTTTCCTGTTATTTCAGCAAGTCCGTAGTCCATACAACACAAACTTACATCTCCGTTAGGTAACAATATATTGTGATACAATCTTTCATCACAGCCACATGTCATTGTAACATCACCATGGAACACACTGTTAAACTTGTTGTTAAGCAGTTCTGGTTTCAGTATGGTTTCGCCGATTAAGTTTCCTGCTCTACTCCACATGTTGTAACTAGGAGCACTAGGAAACACATGACGTACATCTTCGTGAACATCTCCAGCCATTACCATTGTGGTAAAGTTTTGTATTTCGTGCTGTATCTTGCCCATGTGTTCAATGAACTCAACATACTTTTTAGTAATAGGATGTTTTGCTTTGCGTTCTTGATCAGGCAAGTGTAAGGTAAAGTTACCGTTTGGAGCACCCGCAAATGGAATGTGCTTGATGCGCTCAATGTCCTCAATGCTCATGCCAACGCCAGTTGTAAAGATACTCACAGGGTGTCCTGTATCATGTGCATACAGTACCATTTCTGTACACTCACTGTGCATCCAGGGCTCAACAAAACCTGCAAAGGTAATACGCACATCCTGTGGTATTTTGTCTACTGCTCGCTTATAATCGTCAAGACTCATCCTACGCTCACCAGTGTAAACTTTTGTGAGTGTACGTTGTGGACAAAACACACAATCAACTACACAACCTTTTTCTGGAATGATTGTGGTAATTTCCATCGTAGGAGCAATACTTGCCTTCCATGGTTCTGCTGTGTAATCTGTAGCAATCACAGCAGGTGCTTCTGGAGCACTCAGTCCTTTAGCGTCAACAAACTTTTCTACGTGTTGCTGATTTGGAGTAGTTTTTCTGTTATCAATATAAATTGTAATGGTTCTGTAGTAGTCTATAAACCAATCAGTCCACAAATCATGCTTAATATCAACTTCGTCAAAACTGTACACTTCGTGATTTGGGAACTCCTTAAGATATGTATCACGGAAGTGTCTAAACTTTGCTTCAAGGTTAGGATCGGTTAAATGCCACTCGCCTACAATGTAATCTACATTGTCTTTGACCCACTGCATGTTTTCGTCATTAAAGACGCTGTATTCTCCGCCTTCGCAATCAATTTTAAAGAAGTTGATGCGTTTAATGTTATTGTCTTCCACAAAAGAATCCCAACGCATAGTTCGCACTGGCTTTGCGTTTGCTTCTTCTTGTGTTTCTACAAAATTTTCGTTAAACAGACCTCTTTGTATTTCAATACCATTCTTATCGCCTATTGCTTTGTTAATATGAAAAACTCCAGGGTATGAAGTATTCTTCTTAAGAGTGTCATACAAAGGCAAATGAGGCTCAAAACAGTATACTCGACTAGGATTTTGATCCTTAATGCGATAGGTGAATGGGCCGCAACTTGCACCCATATCAACAACTACATCTCCGGGTTTTACGTCTACGAATTTTTGATACACATTATTGTGGAAAACTTCTCTTTCCACAATCTCCTTAAACCATTCATTTTGTGCTGCTGGCCCCCAATTGAACTCCTGCCATCTGTTACCGCTCATTCCTGCAATTCTCTCATAGTTGTCGATTGTAACCTTACGATAATGATCATCTAAATCATAGTTATCTAATAAATCTCGGAAAATGTTTTTAGCATCTTCACATAATCCGCACCACCAGGCACAATGTGCTTGTTGAAAAACAACCGCATATTTGCCTGGAAAATCTACATCTGTTCTTAGAGTTGGACCATCAAAATCACAAACTTCTAAGGCTTGACACATAAGCATGTAGCCGTCAAACCATTTTCCTGGTTCATCGCCGGTGGCTTCAATATGCTTACTAAGTTTTAAATAAGCTTCAGGACGGGTAGGAAACAATGCTATTGCATGCTTTAGCATACCCCAAGTGCTTAATCCCCGGCTGCCTTGACTTTCAAAACACATGCTTGCTCGTACTAAACATTCATACTTTAGCAAACGATCATCTGTTCTTTCTGCACATCTGATATAAAAACTTACTGCACTTGCAGTCTGTCCTATACCGTGATAATATACTGCTAACGCCCAATTACGTTCTGGATCGTTGGGATCTTCAATATAAGGATACAATAGATCTAGTAGATCATTTTCTTTATAGGTATCGCTCAGGTTCATAGTTTCCTACTAAAAAGTTTTGTATTGCTTGTTTGCTTATTCTTAGAATATAAGATGCATTGTCTTGCCATCCAAAAGTAATAAGCATATCAGATTCGCTGTAGTCACACATGCCAACACTAAATTCAACATGTCCATTCATGATACTAAAGTCTTTGCTTACATTCACAAGATTAAAGTCATTGTCCCACTTTAAAAACTGATGTCTATAGATTGCATCCTTGCGTCCAACATCACTTTTAAACAAATTTACAGTATGTATCAGTGCAAAATACCCGTCATCCACAGTCATAACCTGTGATCCTCCACGTGGAGCAGCAGTCAACGGTTGCTCTAACTCACTTCTACTAACATAATAAGTTTTGTTGTCATTGATACAGTATCTTACGCACTCTCCAGGATTGCTCCATTTTACAAAGTGAAAAGGTTTGTCAAGTAAAGGCATCCAATTTTTTTCGCAATAACTATCAGGATGTCCTTCTGGCAAGGGAATTCTGTACCTTTCAGTTTCAACAACTTGTGTTTCTTGTATATCAATTTTACTTAACTCCATACGTCCTTCGCCGTGCGGGGTTGTATCTCTTCGCACACCTGTAATCCAAAAATCTCCATCCCAGTTTACTAATCTTGCATCTTCAAGCCCAACGAAATCCCAAAGTGGTTCATATGTGTCAAATTTACTTGTATCAATCTTGTTCCAGCGCGATATTTCAAGGTGTTCGTTGAGCTCAATGTAGTAGTTCCAGGTACGAAGATGAATATCGTTTTCAGGATGAATATATGTTAATGGTCCCCATGGATGTTGAAACAGTTTCTTCTCACTGTGATAAAAAGTATAGTTTACACTGCGGAGAATCACCATAATTTTTCCATTGTGGTTGTACACGCTAGGGTTCATTAGTCCTAGTCCGTTGTGTTCTTCTGAAGGGATAATTAGAGGATGGATACTTCCTCCATTTTCAATAGCGTATTTTACAAAATTTTCCATTTAGTACCTGATGTGTTATACAACATAGTATATAACACATCACGTTCTAGTCAATGAAATTTATGTCCTACCAATTACTACTTCGATGTAGCCTGGCTCGTCGGTGTCTTTGTCTTCTAGACTCTTACCAACCAGTGTTCCTGGTGCTGGGTTATTGTTTACCATTGCATGCCCTGGAATGTCTGAGCTTACAAGGATGTCACCTTTAGCAACAGGTCCTACCACTTTACATGGCACCCGTCCTGTTAGTGCAATAGCAGTAGAATGTAAGTCATCAAGTTCACAATTCATTAGGAATGCAGGATCTGTTGAAACTACCCCAGCAACTTTAGTATCGTTTGCAGTTGTACTTTCAGTAATTTCATTTTCGCCTCCAAACACAACAACAGTGCCTGGCTCGTAGTCAGCATCACCAACATATCTTTCCGCTAAGTCAGCATATTTTGCAGAACTTGCTAAAGTAGTGGTGTTACCAACCGTTAAAGTATCTGTACTTGGACGATAGTAGAAGTTTGTACTTGCTTTAGCAGTTTGTGCTGTGCCTGGTTGTGAAATGAATACAATTTCAAAGTTTGCAACTGTTGTGGTATCGTTAGTGGCATTAATACTGGTACTAGGGCCAGCAATACCTTGGATACCTTGTGTACCAGTTGTACCCTGAGTACCAGTAGTTCCTTGAGAACCAGTTGTACCTTGTGTGCCTGTAGTTCCTTGAGTACCAGTTGTACCTTGTGCTCCTGTTACACCTTGAGTACCTTGAGCACCTGTTGTGCCTTGGGCACCAGTTGCACCTTGTGTGCCTGTTGCACCCTGTGTACCTGTTGTACCTTGTGCTCCTGTTGTACCTTGGGCGCCTGTAATACCTTGGATGCCTTGTGTACCTGTAGTACCTTGTGTACCTGTTGCACCTTGTGTGCCTGTTGCACCTTGTGTGCCTGTAGTTCCTTGAGCACCTGTTACGCCTTGGATGCCTTGTGTTCCTTGGGCGCCAGTAGCACCCTGTGTACCTGTAGTACCTTGGGCACCTGTTACGCCTTGAATGCCTTGAGTACCAGTAGTTCCTTGTGTGCCTGTTGCACCTTGTGTACCTGTAGTTCCTTGAGTACCAGTTGTACCTTGTGCTCCTGTAATACCTTGGATGCCCTGTGTACCTGTAGTACCTTGTGCTCCTGTTGCACCTTGTGTGCCTGTGGTGCCTTGTGTGCCAGTTGTGCCTTGACTACCCGTATCACCTTTGTCACCAGTTCTAGCAAATGTAATAATTAATTCTTCACCAGCACTAAATGATGTTGCTGGTCCGCTAACATAACTACATGATACGTTAAAGTATCCTGTTAGCTCAGTTGCCGCACTGATTGTAAAAATAGCATAGTCAGTTGCGTCTAACTTGTTGCTTACACGGAAGTGACCTTTAATTGTACTTGTAGAATCATCAATTGTGCGTAAGAAACTTTGTATGTCGGTACCACTTTGATCAGTGTCGTCAATGTACATTGCAGTTGCTGAACTGATTGTGGCATTGTTAAACTTGAGTTCTCCAGGTCCTGGGTCACTATTTGATGTATTAGTATCAAAATCATATTCAAATGTAGCACCACCAAAGTTACCTTCGGCACCTTGTGTACCAGTTGTACCTTGTACACCTTGGATACCCTGGATGCCTTGGATGCCTTGTGTGCCTTGAGCACCTGTTACACCTTGAATGCCCTGTGTTCCTTGGGCACCTGTTGTGCCTTGTGTACCTGTAGTGCCTTGGGCACCTGTTACGCCTTGAATTCCTTGGGCACCTGTAGTACCTTGTGCTCCAGTGACACCTTGAATTCCTTGTGTGCCTTGTGCTCCAGTTGTACCTTGTGTACCTGTTGTTCCCTGGGCTCCTGTTACGCCTTGGATGCCTTGTGTACCTTGAGCGCCAGTAGTACCCTGTGTACCTGTTGTGCCTTGTGTGCCTTGAGCGCCAGTTGTACCCTGTATGCCTTGTGTGCCTTGAGCGCCAGTAGTACCCTGTATGCCTTGTGTGCCTTGTGCTCCGGTCCTAGCAAAAGTAATAACACAATCTTCAGTATTGCTCGGAATAGCACCTGATACTGGTGATACTGCAACTTGTAACCATCCTGTGTTGTCAGTAACTGCTCCATCAACGCTTAATATTGCATAAGTTGTATCACTGTTTGTATTACTTTGAATGGTGATCTGTCCACGATCACTGGTAGTAGATGAATCGTCCCATGTAGCTATGTAATCAGAAACATCTGCACCTTCTCTTGTGGTGGCATCAATAGCCATTGCAGTAATAGAACCAAATGTTGCATTGTTTAATCTAAACTTACCAGCACCTGGGTCTGCCATGGTTGTTGTTGTGTCAAAAGTATATCCTAAACCACTTCTGTCACCTTGAGATCCTTGTACGCCTTGGATGCCCTGTGTGCCTTGAGCGCCAGTTGTGCCTTGTGTACCTGTTGTACCTTGGGCACCGGTTACACCTTGAATGCCTTGTGTGCCTTGGGCACCTGTTGTGCCTTGTGTACCTGTAGTTCCTTGAGCGCCTGTTACACCTTGTATTCCTTGTGTTCCTTGTGCGCCAGTAGCACCTTGAGTACCAACAGTACCTTGTGCTCCGGTTGTGCCTTGAGTACCAACAGTACCTTGTGCTCCAGTTGTGCCTTGTGTACCTGTAGTTCCTTGAGCACCAGTTATGCCTTGTATTCCTTGTGTGCCTTGAGCGCCTGTTGTGCCTTGTGCGCCAGTAGCACCCTGGGTACCTGTTGTGCCTTGAGCCCCGGTTGTACCCTGGATACCTTGTGTACCTTGAGCGCCTGTTGTGCCTTGCGCACCGGTAGTACCTTGCAATCCACTTACAGTTGTAGGATCAGTGAATGCAACAGTACCAGCACCATTGGTAGCAAGAACGAAACCGTTTGTACCGTCTGCTGTTGGAAGATTGTATTGGCCTGTAACTGCTAAAGTTGCACCAGTAACAGTGCCAGTTGCACTTAGGTTTCCTGCACTCGCATTTCCTGTTGCAGTAAAGGCACCAGTTATGTCTAATCCACCACTGCTTAATAATGATACTGTGCTACCGCCAATGTTACCGCGAATGTTACCGCCACTTGCAATGACACGCATCTCACTGGTACCGTTTGCAATAGCTGCCGCATCTCCAATGCCAGTTAGTTGACTACCGTCACCAATGAAGTAACCACTTGTAACTTCAATGTTACCAGTGGTGCTTGTAATATTGCCAGTACTTGTTATGCTAGTGTTCGCTGTGACTGTGCCTGCTTCTAAAGCACCCGACCCAAGATCTAAACTACTACCGGTTGCCGCACCAATGTCTGGAGTTGTAAGTGGCGCACTTGCTTTAATACGCAGTGTATCAGCATTGATTTCCAGTGTGCTGTCGTCTACGTTTACACTGAATGTTGTACCTGTGAGTGCTAAACCATCACCTGCACTGTAAACCTGTGTGCTAGCAAATTGTGTATAAGTTAGTTCAGTGACACCGATAATTATCTCACCTGCAGGTGAACTGAGTACATAACTTTCGCCTGCACCAGTGTCACCTTCAGATATGAATATATAATCACCAATACTCATACCTTCGCCGGTGTCTGCAGGAATGTATTCGTCAGCATCAGTAGCACGGGTCAATTCCCAGTTAGTGCTAGCACTTCCTACATCTGTGACAGTGTAGATACCGTTGTGTGCGGCATTGCTTTGCTGATAAATTAACACCCTGTCGCTGGAGCTTAAAGTAACACCGTCTATACTCAATGCGGCTTGTGTACCACTGTTGGTGAGTGTTGCTCCAACACCAGGATTTGCACGACCAGTTTCGCTTAAGCCAGTGCCATTGGTTAAGCCTGTTAATACTTCACCACCATAGGTTGCACTTAATTTTACCTGTGTTGCACTTTCTACGCTGGCAACAAAATATGCTTCGTTTGCACTGATGCCGTTAAATGCACCAGTCCAGTAAATTTCATCATTTACACTTAGTCCGTGACTTGCACTGAATGTGAGTGTGTCTGTGTTTGTAATGTCTGTTACAGTGTGTGTAGTACCGCCTAGCGCATAAGTTGCTGTTAGTGCAGTCGGTGATTCGACTCTAGCAGGGGTATGAATATTAAATCCAGTACTAGCCAGGTTATCAACATAGTTCTTTGTAGCCGCATCTCCACCTTGTAATGGAGTCGGTAGGTTGTTGATATAGTTTGAACTCATATCAACGTTGCCAGTTGGATTGATTGTCAAGTTGCCACTGGCTGTTGTAATTGTTGTAGTCTCTACCGTTGGAGACGTCAACGTGTCTGTGCTTGGATTATAGTAAAGTCCTGTGCTAGCACTTGCTGTTTGGTTAGTGCCTGTGCTTGCTACAAATACTAATTCATAGTCTACATTGTCATTTTGGTCTGTGGCATTAATAGTTGTACTTGGTCCAACTGCACCTTGAATGCCTTGGACACCTTGTGTACCTGTTGTTCCTTGTGCACCTGTAATTCCTTGTATGCCCTGGATACCTTGCGCACCTGTTGTACCTTGTGCTCCAGTAGCACCTTGTGCACCTGTAATTCCTTGTATGCCCTGGATACCTTGAGCACCGGTTGTACCTTGGGCTCCAGTGATACCCTGAATACCTTGTGTACCGTCTGTGCCTTGGGCACCTGTTGTGCCTTGGGCTCCAGTGGCACCTTGTGTACCAGTGGCACCCTGTGTGCCATCTGTGCCTTGGGCACCTGTTACACCTTGAATACCTTGTACACCTTGAGCTCCTGTAACGCCTTGAATACCTTGTACACCTTGTGCTCCTGTTGTGCCTTGTGTACCGTCTGTACCTTGGGCACCGGTTACACCTTGAATGCCTTGTGTGCCTTGGGCGCCATCTACACCCTGTGTACCTGTTGTGCCTTGTGCTCCAGTAACGCCTTGGATACCCTGTGTGCCTTGGGCACCTGTTGTGCCTTGTGTACCGTCTGTACCTTGGGCGCCTGTAGTTCCTTGGATTCCCTGAATACCTTGAATGCCTTGTGTTCCTTGAGCACCCGGTGCACCACCTAGGTTTACACTCCATGAACTATACGTTCCTGATCCAGTGGTTGTGGTAACGTTAACAACAAGGGCTCCGGTACCAGGATTATAACTGGTTACTGAACCTTCCATGCTGTTACTGCCATCAAATGCAATAACTGCTGTTTGCCCAGGACTGTATGCTAATCCTGTGTCTGCTGTGGTTAAACTCTTGCTTCCAGTGCCGATTGTTAGGCTCGTTGTACTAGTGGTTGCATATTGGTCACCGCCATCAACACCCTGAATACCCTGAATACCTTGGATGCCTTGTGTGCCTTGTGCGCCAGTGGCACCTTGTGTGCCAGTAGTACCCTGTGCTCCTGTTATTCCTTGGATGCCTTGTGTACCTTGCGCACCTGTAGTTCCTTGTGTGCCAGTAGCACCTTGTGTACCAGTAGCACCCTGTGTACCGTCTGTGCCTTGAGCACCTGTAGTTCCTTGTACGCCCTGTGTACCGTCTGTTCCTTGGGCACCTGTAGTTCCTTGTGCGCCAGTAACACCTTGTATGCCTTGCGCTCCAGTTGTGCCTTGTACGCCCTGTGTACCGTCTGTTCCTTGTGCTCCAGTTGTACCTTGTACACCTTGTGCTCCTGTTGTGCCTTGTGCACCTGTTGTACCTTGTGTGCCATCTGTTCCTTGAGCACCTGTAGTTCCTTGTGTACCTGTAGCACCTTGTGTACCTGTGTCACCTTTATCACCAGTTCTAGCAAAAGTAATAAGCAAGTCTTCGCCTGCGCTAAAACTACTTGTAGGTCCACTTACATAAGAACACGAAACATCGTAATAACCAGTGTCGGCAACAGCCGCACTAATGGTAAACAATGCATAATCTGTAGCATCTAATTTATTACTAACACGGAAGTGACCTTTAATTGAGCTAGTCGAATCATCGATTGTAGCCAAAAAGGTTGTAATATCTGTACCACTTTGATCTTCATTATCAATGTACAGCGCAGTAGCACTTTGAATGTTAGCATTATTGAATTTTAATTCGCCAGCGCCAGGATCGCTATCAGTGGTGTCTGTGTCAAACAAGTAATTAAATGTTGCACCACCAAAGTTACCTTCAGCACCTTGAGTACCTGTAACACCCTGAGCACCTGTTGTGCCTTGTGTACCAGTTGTGCCTTGAGCACCTGTAATTCCTTGAATACCTTGTGTGCCTTGTGCTCCAGTAGTACCTTGTGTTCCAGCACCTGTAGCACCTTGTACACCCTGTGTACCATCTGTGCCTTGGGCTCCGGTTGTGCCTTGTGCGCCGGTTACACCTTGGATGCCTTGGGCGCCAGTTGCACCTTGAACTCCTGATGTACCTTGTGTGCCTTGTGCACCTGTTGTGCCTTGAACAGCAGTACCTTGAGCACCTTGTGTACCAAAAGTACCCTGGGCGCCATCTGTACCTTGAATACCTTGTAATCCAAATCCTTGAGCACCTTGTACACCCTGTGTACCATCTGTGCCCTGGGCACCTGTTATGCCTTGGACACCTTGAGCACCTGTAGTTCCTTGAGCACCTGTAGTACCTTGTGTTCCGTCTGTTCCTTGAGTACCTGTTACACCTTGAGATCCAGTAGTACCCTGACTGCCTAATACTCCTTGAGCGCCTACAGCACCCTGGGCGCCAGTTGCACCTAAAATTCCCTGCGCTCCAACTGCTCCTTGGATACCTAATACACCTTGTGTGCCTTGGGCACCTTGAGCACCTGTAGTACCTTGTACTCCAATTCCTTGCTCGCCTTGTACACCTTGAATACCTTGAGCACCTTCTGATCCGGTGGTTCCTTGAATACCTTGTACGCCTTGGCGTCCTTGAATGCCCTGTGTTCCTTGGGCACCTGTTGTGCCTTGTACGCCTTGGATACCAGTGTTATCGCCTTGTACACCTTGAATGCCTTGAACACCTTGTGCTCCTGGAATAACGTCAAGTCCAGAAAGCAAAGCCCCGTTACCAAGAAAATAGTTTGATCCAATATCAACGTTAGCCGCAACTTCAAGTCCATCTGTGCTGAACACCGCAATATTACTTGTACCTGCAATGCTTACAGCAGCATTTCCGCCTGATCCCACAATCTGTACATTACTTGTGCCATTGCTGATGCTTGCTGCATCTATGTTATTACCAGTTGCAATTACGTCGCCATCAATGAACACGTTGGTGCCATCACTGGTTAACTCAACACCTCCCAAGGTAATTGTACTACCGCTGATATATAAATCTTTCCATTGATTGCTCAAATTACCAAGGCTGTAAGTTGCGTTAGCACTTGGTATAATGTTGCCAACTTCTGTAATGTCTCCTGAGAATGTAGCATTGCCTAAGTAAGCGTCGTGATTATCACCGTCGATAATAAGTGTACTATCGTTACCATACACGCTACCGTACAGGTCACCTTCAAAGTTCTGACCAATATAGTTGATGTTGTTAGCTGTTATGTTTCCGTCTGTAACAATGTCGCCCGAGCTCTTAATTCCTGCTGTACCAGCAAAAATGCCTCTCCAACGAACTGCATTGCTACCAAGATATCTTAATTGAGTAGTATCAGGAAGTATGTCATTTTTAGCAATAATTTTACCAGTACCATTAGGTTCAATAATAATATCTGCATTAA